CGGCTGATATTGTGGCTGCGGCATTTGATATTGCTGCTGCGGAGCCTGCTGCATACCATAACCCCCATAGTTGTTCGGGTTAGGCTGCTGCATAAAGTTTGGCTGCTGCATCGGTACTCGGTTATATTGGTTATATCCACCACGCGGGACTGGCATCTGCTGGTAAGGATTGCGCTGGGGCTGTTGCGGAAACCCGCCAAACATGCCCATTCCAGTCGGGCGCATACCACCAAGCCCCATTCCCATTCGGGGCTGTTGCATACGTTGCATCTGCTTTTCCATCTGCTGAATACGATAATCCTTGTATCCACCAGTGCCTTCAAACGCAGTGCGTAACTCGTTCAAACGATCAAGCTGTTCTTGTTGAGGAGCCATAGATTTCTGATATTCCATCAACGCCTGATACTGCTCGTTACCCTCAAAAGGATTAGCGGGTTGAGCTAAAACTTGTGCAGGGCGAGAGGCTGTCGGGCCTTGAGTCAAAGGCATTTGACCAAGCTGATTTAAAAACGGATTAGCGGGTCGGGGTTGAGAAGCCTGACCGCCACCCAATTGCTCTCGGTACTTCTGGAGCATGGAGCCAAGCCCACCCATAAAATTACTGTCGTTACGAGATTGGGCGCTTGAAAGGTCTTGCCTAAAACTATCTGCGAAAGGTGAAAGCGTAGCCATTTCATTTCTCCGAATAAACTTATTCGGGTTATATCACCTTTCCTTCATTCGATCAACTGCCCGATCACCCATGTAAGCATCAACAACCAGCAGGAGAAAAATCGGTAAATCATCTGGGTTTATGCCTAACCCGAATAAAAGTTCGCAAACCAAGTTGCGCGAGTCAGCTAAAGAAAACTTTTCCGGTAGTTTTTGAAGAAGATCACTAATGATCCTCTCCGTTTTTTCGGGATCAAGACTCATTTTAAATCCTTCGGTCTAAGTTTTGGTCTAACCAAATCATGCGAAGCCTCCTCAGTAACATAACACCTCATCATCATGTCATTGCCGTACAAGCCGAGCAAGTGATTATATAACGGATCAACTTTGCTCAACGCACTCTGACAATGGCGCTCAGTTTCAAACCAAATGCGGGTTTCCATGTCGTTGTTCTGTAGCTTGTAATCAATGATAAGCACAGTAAAGAACTCAATCACTTGCTCACCCCCAACTTCTTCATCCAATTCACAAGAACCTGATAGCTCTTTAAACCGAGCAAATCTGCCGCCTCGTACAGTGTCGGGGCTTTCTCTAAAGCTCTGCTCACATAATCACGCTTAACCTCCTCAATCGCGGTCATAACGTCAAACCCTTTGTCCTCCTCAAAGCGATCAAGGGGCAAAAGCCCCTCAACCTCGTCCTTGATATTTTCTAAATCAGACTGCGTTCGAACCTCGTCTAAGCGGTCAAGCAAGTAGCGGAATGTTGGCTTCTCATCCATCACCAATCACTCCCAAACACCTTGCGAAAAACCTCGTCAAGCATCTTGTCCATATCCTTCTTACTTATCTTCATGCGGCTTTCTCCTCTTCACCCCTCAAGACTGTAGACATTTCCTCAATGTGGTGAACACTAACGCCATACGCCTCAATGCAACCACGGTAACGATTAAGCCAACGCGCCAAATCAGCCGCGGCCTGCCTACGCAACTCAGAGCGAGATTCTTCGCTTTCTGGATCATATGGCACATAACCACCACCCGTCCTACGACTAGACATAGGACTGATAAAAGCAGGGGCTTCATAGCTTATCGCTGTCGCCAACTGACTAACATCAACCTGCTCAACTGGTGGAATGTGAACTTGAATACGCAAACCACTAATCAATTGACGCGCCAAGCCCATGCGATATTGTCTCGCGGCCTCTTCATCACCCGAACCAAAAAACCTATCATAACACCTATGTTCGGGCTTGCCCTTTAACCAATCTGTAAACTCATCTACCTTAAACATATTACGACCAGTTTCAGCGAGATAGTTATCAACTATCTCCTGACGTTCATCTTTATTCCAAACTGAATCAATTCTATCTTCCATTTTACTCTCCAATTTAATTTAAATTGGTGGGAAATCCGCATGATCTCCCACCGTGTTCGCCGCAACAAATGTCACCAAGAACAGCCGGACCCGAACCAAACACGCCAAGCCGAACCAAGACCGCCATAACGAACCGAACCGCACGAAGCCAATCCCAGCCTATCCGAAACCGCCAGAACCCACCGAACCGGAACATACCGTCCACATCGCTCCAAGCCTAAACAAGACCGCCAGAACTTATCGAACCATAACGGACCATACCCCGCCGAACCCCGCCGCATGTTAACCGCCTTACCTTGTCGATCAGATGGACATAGGCAATGCCCACCTGTAATGCTTGCCAAGCGCACCTCCTATGCTACCATTCTACGGGCGCGTTCTTCTTCCAAAAAGCCCATCAAATCCGCTGTCATATCATCAGCATGTTCGGGATAATCCATCGCATACTTCTGCTCTTCCATCGCATTCTTCGTAATGCGCTTCCAATCGTCCTTGTGATCTTTCCAATTTGGCAAACCCTCGCCAGTCACGGTAAAGCACCCATATGCTCCTCGACCCTTTTCCTGACGAAAATCTCCCAAACCAATGATCGTTCCCGCGTTCTGCAACAACGTAAACACATCAGTCGCAGTTAAAGTCGGCATCACAAAGTTAATCTTAACTTCCGCGCACCACTCCTTCAAATAAGCCCTCGTTCGCATGTCGGGGGTCTTGTTAATATCTGCCATGCGAACCGTGTCGATCTTTAAATATGGCTTGCCGTAAATTTCCATTTCTAAATCGGGCAAGAAAATCAAACGCTGAACATTGGTCTTCGCAACGCCCTTTGTCTCAATAGCCGCCGTAGCCATAGCTTGCTTGATAGCCGCAGGGGGGAAATACAAATGCGTTTTCCCATAGCTTTTTTTATAAACAGAATCTCTGAACTCTTGTTCGGGGTTGTGCTTAATTTCACGCCGTTGCGCCGTGGTTTTTTTAGCTCCTCCAATCAACAAATCACGCTTCGCCTTCAAGCTCATCGAATTGTAATAAAAAGGTGTCGAGCCAACCAAACGCAACTTGATTTCACCATGCTTTAGCGCCGTTACCATAGCGCCTTCTGTTTGTGTAGTTTTCTTAATAGCCATTGTTTCCTCCTGTGGCTTCTTCTTCTAATTCTACTTCACCATAGCCCGAACAAGTCTCGCAATCCTCCATTCGGGTATCCAAATAACCTACATCGCGGTTGAAGTTATGCGGTACAGCATACTCAACCTCAACACGCCCATCACCATCGCAATCGGGGCAAGAAGTCATTGCACTCTCAAGCAAATCCTCCATCAAACCTTTAACCTTTCCCATCGGGAACTCCTTATTTTACTAGAATAACCCTACATAACAAATCTTATGTTCGGGGTCAACAACTAAATAAGAAAAATTATGTTCGGGGCGGATTATAATCGGGATTTAAATCCGTTTTGTCATCGGGGGGAACTCGCCCAGAAGCGCAAGGCATAAAAAACCCCCCGCTGTTGCAGTGCGTATCCTAGCCGAGCGGGGGAAAGTCGTAAGGCAAACAACAGGCGAAACGCTGTTTGCGGGTCAAGAATAGCAGACACTTGTTCGCCTTACAAACGCAAAAAAGGGCGGAAGAACCGCCCCTGTTTGTTATTTTAATCCGAGCAATTTCCTTACCCAGTGTTTTTTGACTGCTTCGGGGGGCGCTTCTTTATTCTTGCCCTTCAGAACAACAATCCTATTCGTAACGCTTGGCATTGTTCTATTCATAGTTGCCGCAATCATCCTGACCTTAAAGCCCTTATCGACCATATCAAGTAAGGCGCTGTCGTCGTATTCAGTCCACTTCTTATACGTTCTTTTCTTAGTCATAATCTCTCTCCTAATTTTTTAAATGTTACCACCACTCAACAACAACCCCAGTGATCCAAAGGCCAACCAAAGCAACGCAAGCAACAGCAATGAAAACATCCTCTTTATCAATGCTTTTTAAATCGCGCTCCATATCCTCAAGCATTGCAATCAATAAATCTTTCTTATCCATCACGCCGCCCCTTCAATTTCACCAAGCGCACGTTTAAGCGCACGCTTAATGCGTTTCGATCTATCGGGCAGAATAAGCGCATCTAAGCCCTCAATCAGCCACTCAATCTCAGTCTCAGTCACCGACACTTGCGCGGCAGGGAGTAAATACACCCCGCCGTCAATGTTTGTTTGTTGTAAAAATCTCATGCGTCCTCCCTCTTTCGCTCAACAGGAATTAAAAATTTAGCGTGCACATAGCCGCCAGACATAGAGCTAATTGCGTAATGATTCGGGCAAGTTTTCAGCCAAGCCAAGAACTCTTCTAAGTTTTCAACTTGACCACTCACGCCGCTACCTCCTCAGCTTCAGACAACGCAACGCGTAAACAATAATCATCAAGGCCAAAATCTTTGTAGCCGTCCTCAATCATTTTGTAATAGCCCCCGTTCGGTGGACTTGTTCGGCTTTTGTCGTTCATCTCGTAAACGATCCAGTCCGTGTTGATCTTGCGCCTGTTGTATAAGTGCGGATAACCCTCCAACTTGTCCAACGCACGCAAGCAATCGTGTGTGATCTCCCACAGCACAACAGGACAAATGCTGTCCATGTCGGGTACAATATCAGCAACACCGCGGAAAACTAACCGAGTGTCGGGCAGGTAAAACCCGCCCAACGGTTTAGCCTTCGGGCAACGCACCTTCATTGCGTCCCTGTTCGTGTTCATTCCATATGCCATATATAACATTATGCCACCTCCATTTCATACTGTAGCAAGTCTTCAACATGTTCAGCCAACTCGCGCCAATTTACTTGGCTCATAGCGTTGTTGACCAAATCAGTCACAAGACCATTTTCGGGCGTCTCTTCATCCAAGAAACCCTCAACAACATAATCACGCAACTGATCGTGATTAACCTTCTCAAGCAACTCGCCCTCGCGGAACTGCTCAAGGAAATACTCGTTGTAGCTGTCAGAAAACCACAAGTTTACAAGCCACGTTTCGTAGTTTGTCCATCCGTTATATTTAGTCATCTTATATACTCCGTTTTACTAGATGTCCCACTTATACCCACACCATATAGGCGCGTCAAGCAAAAAAGGTAAAAAAAATTATGTATTGATTTTAAACGATATTTTACGTCAAAAAAAAGCGCGTCAAAAGTTGACGTAGTTGACGTAATGTTGATTATTAAACAATATCAATGGTTTGCAAGTTTACGTCAACTACGTCAAAAATCTGATTTGACGTAGAAAATGTAATAAAATCAATATGTTATTTTACGTCAACTACGTCACCCCCTATAAGGGGGGGTATATACCCTACCCCCCTTGATGTAATTATTGATGATGCGATTAATGTTTAAGGTATGGGAACTGTTGGGCTTGCATGGGTTGCCCGTTGTCGGTATTGTAAAGGCAAGAGCAAGACAAGGAATGACAATGCCCAAGGTTGGTGAACAAGTCGAGAAGGGTGTGAAGCGTCTTACGCCCCCACAACAAAAGTTTCTTGATAACTACATTCACAAGGATATGACGCAGACGGGTGCGGCAAGAGCCGCAGGATATAAAAACCCGAACGTGTCAGCCGTACAGCTTCTCAATCACCCACGGGTGAAAGAACGCATGGAAGAAATGCGACAAGAGCTAGAAAGCAAATACGGCGTGTCCGTAACCAAATCTGTTCGGGATATGCAAAGGCTCAGAGATGAAGCATGGCAGGCAGGGAACTTCGGGGCCGCAATCAAGGCAGAAGAACTGCGCCTGAAGGTGACGGGCCTCATGGTAGCCCGTAGCCATGTAACGCACGAAAATGTGGACAACCTCACACGGGATCAGATCGTTGAACAACTGCAAGAGTTTATGGCTCGCGCTAAAGATCGCATGATTGACGTAACACCAACAGAAAATCCCACAGAATCCGAACAAATCCCTATAACAGACTGTAACGGCGAAGCCGTAAAATAGCGCGTGCGCCCCATGTGGGGTGGCTGGCGGGGTCGTAGACCCCCCAAAAACGCCCCCAGAACGCCGAAGCGTACCTGTTCGGGGTTCGGGGTGCCAAACTTGTTCGGGATGACTCACAGCGCAGCCCAGCAGCTTTTTAAAAATCAGGAAACGCAGCCAGCGATTCGGGCCGCAGCGAGTCTGCTCGGACCATAACCCGACAAATTGTTCGGGTTCGGGGTTCATGATTCAGGCTGCACGGGAATCATCGGGCTGCAACTTCCGGGCAGCTAAAGATTCGGGGCCGGGTGTTTGCAGCCGGGGAGAACAACCCGATGAATTGTTCGGGTTCGGGTTCCGGGCAATAGCTGCCGGGTGATTCCGCCGGGCCGCAGCCTCCGGGTAGAGATGACTCCGGGTCGCAGCCAGCCCGGAGAGTCACAACCCGAACAATTGTCCGAAAGCTGCCGGGCCGCTGCGTGGTGCTGCGAGTCAGCAGCGCCGAATCTTTTTTTAATTTACCTGTTGACATACTATATAGTGTGGGATATTGTGGGAGTATTCTAGTAGAGGAGAGAGAAGATGGAGACAATCACGCTGGAGTTACCTGACCACTGGGCAACCGCACTGTTCTATGATGACACGAGCGGGTTCGAGTATGAAGACGACACGCAGTTCCAAGCCTTTTGCGACTGGGCAGTTAAAAACTACGGGACGAGCGAACCAGTAGACAAAGAAGAAGAAGGACACTTCGCAACGTATCATGACGCCAAGCAGTTTGGTGTTTTAGCCTGCAACGTCAGCACTTACACTTTCTTGGTCGGGAGCGGCAACCCGACAACGAGCGCAATGACAACACTTGCGCACACAATGAAATAAACAATCGGGCTTCGGGGTTCGGGCTTTCGGGTTCGGGCTTCGGGGTCGGGGTATAGTATATATACATAGGTATATATACCTATATATACACACATATATACACACACATACACATGCGTTCCTTATAAATATAAAAAAACCGTTTTTCGCGCTGGATTTTTCCAGCGTTTTTTTTGGCGCGGCGCTGGTCTGAAATCATAAGCCGAACAATTGTTCCAGATAATCCCACATATTCCCTTGTCTTATGGTAAAAAATGGTGCATAAACTAGGTATAGGGCGACAGCTTTGCCCTACAATCTAGTAAAAAGGAAGTAAAAACAATGACTTACACATTTGGAATAGAAATCGAAACAAGCGGCGCAAATATCGCAATAATAAAAAGCGCGTTTGATCGTGCCGAAATTCGCGGCTGTGATGTAAAACCCGATGGCACGCCGCGCGTTGACGCCGAAATAGTTTTACCACCATTAGCGCCATGTGATTTCGCATTCGATTATATCAAGAAAATTTGCCGCGTTCTTTCAGACGTTGGCGCGAACGTGAATTCGTCATGCGGTTTGCACGTTCACATTGGCAATGCGCCGCTTAACGATAGCACGCACGCCGTTCGCTTTTGTGGCGATAGCATCCACTCACGCGCCACCACAGGCCGATACATCACAGGCGCATATGGCGAGCCAATGGATTTTATCGCGGTACAAGATATTATGCGCCGCTATACGCGCCAACAAGATGCGGTCAATTCAATGTTCCCTAGATCAAGAACAGACAACCGCTATTGCTCGCCATTAAGCACGCGCCGTATTGAGAACGCTTCAAACATTAGCGAATTGACGTTCGGCAAATTCACGACGATTAATTTGCAAACATGGTCACGCGGCACAATTGAATTCAGACAAGCGTCTGGAACAATAGAAGCCGACAAAATTATCAATTGGGTCAAATTCCTTTTAAACCTTGTTGACCATACCAACGCCAACCGCGTCGAAAATGGCAACCGAACAATTGTTACTGATACGCCAGAGCAACCATTCAGACGCGGCGCACGCGTTGGCGTTCAATATGAAATGATGCGCTCAGATGGTGGCGCGACTACACTAGAAATCATGGACGCGACTGGATGTAGTGAGCAACGCGTTCGCGCCGCCGTTAGTGAAATCCGCAACCGCGTTGGCGATGCGGCTGTTGTCACTAACACGCAACAAGCGAATGGTGCGCGATATGGCGATGGCACGCACCATACAAGCTATACGGTTTTATTCTCTTTCGAGACTGAAGGAAGCGGCGCGCAATTGCTTCCAGAAAACAGACGCGGCGTTGAAAGCATATGGGCAAACGTTGATGATGATTTATTCGAATGGTGGCAGAATAGAATAACCGCGCTAGTGTAAGACTAGCGCACCACTTCACAGCCACAAG